TCGTCTGTTGCAGGTGTGTATTCTTATCTATTCCAATTCATTAACTCAACTAATAAGTGGGAAATCACACAAATTGATTGGGATGCGGAACATAACTATGAACAACATAATATAGTAGTGGCGGCTTTGAGATCAAGAGGTGTTTATAGTGGTCAAACTTTAGTATTAGAAGTAACAAATGGTAATAATGTAATGTTAACACAAGGTACCGATGATATGGGTGTTAATCCATTAGGTGAGTTTACATTAAGTGTAACTGGTGCAACCGGAGGTTCAAAAGAATTCACCGTAACATTAGATACTACATCTACAAAATACATATCAAAAGTTTTAGGAACAGATGTTTTCGATAAAGATAATTCAGATTTTGCACTTTATGTTCATGAAGTATATCCTCATTTATTGAAGAATGCATATGAAACAGGTGTAATTAGAGGTTTGAAGATGGAAATTGAAACAACAACTGAGGGTGATAATTTCTTAGGTCAATGGGATACAACAATTTCACCAATGGTAGTTTCAGAAGTACGTGGTGGTAATGTGGCTGATTTATTCCAAGTGATTACAATTTCTGACGGAGAAAGTGCAAACTTCCAAGTTAAGATAACCGTTCAAAATATTGATTTAGAAACAGGTGAATTTGATTTAATTGTACGTGATTTCAACGATACAGACGACGTTCAAGTTGTTTTAGAGAAATTCTCGAGATGTTCTATGAATCCTGATTTACCTGGATATGTAGCTAAAAAAGTTGGTACATCAGATGGTGAATATGAATTACGTTCTAAATATATCATGTTAACTATGGTAGAAAACCATCCAGTTGATGCTGTACCTTCAGGTTTTAAAGGATTTGCGTGTTATAAACCAACAAATTCATTAGATGGTCCAACATATGGTGGTGTTATGTATAAAACAGAATACTACGATGCTGGTGATGTTGTAAGATATGCTGCAAACGGAAGTGAAATCGTAGAAGCTGGTGACAAGGTTAGAAAAGTAATGTTAGGTGTTTCTTCACAAGTTGGATTTGATAAAGATTTATTAAAATATAAAGGTGTAGAAGGTACAGATGAAACTTATGGTTTCCACTTATCAGTAAATGCATCAAATATATCAGGTTCAACACCAACAAGTAAGATGTTCCTAACTACACCATATGATTTAGAAGGTCAAACAGGTACTGATAATAAATTAACATCAATCAATTATCGTAAATTCACATTTATGGTTTATGGTGGTCGTGATGGTTGGGACATTTATAGAAGAACAAGAACGAATGGTGACGGATTCATATTTGGTAAAAATACATACACAAGTGGTAACACATTAAACGGTGGTGTATTCAACACAACTAACGGAAATTCAGATTATTACGCATACTTACAAGGTATCGAAACATTTGCAAATCCTGAAGCTGTAGATATTAATGTGTTCGCAACACCAGGTATTGATTTTTACAATCATAGTTCTTTAGTGAATCAAGCAATCGATATGGTTGAAAATGAAAGAGCGGATTCATTATACATTATGAATAGTCCTAATATTACAGGTACAACTTCTGCAGAACAAGTTGTAGGTTTATTAGATGATGCGAATATTGATTCTAACTACTCAGCAACTTACTGGCCTTGGATTCAAGTTAGAGATACAGATAACGCAACTCAATTATACATCCCACCAACAGGTGAAGTATTAAAGAATATCGCGTTAACAGATAACGTATCTTATCCTTGGTTCGCGGTGGCAGGTTATTCAAGAGGTTTAGTTAATTCAATTAAAGCTTCTAAGAAGTTGACTTTAGATGAAAGAGATGACCTTTACAAAAATAGAATTAACCCAATTGCAACATTCTCTGATACAGGTACTATTATTTGGGGTAACAAAACGTTACAAGTTAGAGAATCTGCTTTAGATAGAATCAACGTAAGAAGATTGTTATTAAGAGCAAGAAAGTTAATTTCTGCAGTTTCTGTAAGATTATTGTTTGAACAAAACGATGAGATTGTAAGAAATGAATTCTTGAGATTGGTTAACCCAATTCTTGAATCAATTAAGAAAGAGAGAGGTTTATATGAGTTCCGTGTAACAGTATCAAACGATCCAGAAGATATAGATGCTAACACATTGAGAGGTAAGATTTACATCAAACCAACTCGTTCTCTTGAATTTATTGATTTAGAGTTCATCATTACTCCAACAGGAGCTTCATTTGAGAATATCTAATCTAAAAGGAGATATATAAAAGGAAAGGGGACCGAAAGGTCCCTTTTTTTATTGTAGAACGTTCCACGTGGAACATTAAAAATATAATGAAAATTAAATTATACTATTCCCAGTATACTAGAACTAGATATACTGGTATTTATTACTAGATAATTAATAAAGTATTTTAAACTGGAACTAGAATACTGGAGCCTGTAAAAAACTACGAAAAATTATTGACAAAATCAAGCTTTTGATATAATTAATCCTAAAATAAATTATTTTCCTTTTGGATATATTTATAAGAAAGTAAATAACTTAAAAAACTTAACAAATACAACATGGCCGATTTATTAATGAAAATGCCGACTCCATATGAACCAAAAAGAGTCAACCGATTTATCGTTAGATTTCCTTCTAGTTTGGGTATCAACGAATGGTATGTAACATCAGCTTCTAGACCTAGTGCAAAAATTAATTCAGTTGCAATTCCTTTTCTTAATACGAAAACATACGTAGCTGGTCAATTTGAATGGCAAGAAATTAAAGTAAACTTTAGAGACCCAATCGGTCCTTCTGCCGCTCAAGCTTTAATGGAATGGTTCCGTTTACATGCAGAATCGGTAACAGGTCGTATGGGATATGCTGCTGGTTATAAGAAAGATGTTGAATTAGAATTATTAGACCCAACAGGAGTTGTTGTTGAGAAATGGTTATTAGAAGGTTGTTTCTTAACTGACTTAAACTTTGGTGATTTAGATTACAACAGAGATGATTTAGCAAACATAGCTTGTTCATTGAGAATGGACAGATGTATTTTGATTTACTAATATTACATTTTTTTCATATACAAAACCGATAGTTCAAAAGATTATCGGTTTTTTGTTTTTAAAAACTTTACTTTACACTAGTTATTAATTAAATTAAATTATATGGAACAATATAGAGTCGACCCAACAATAGCATATGATGTAATTGAATTACCTAGTAGAGGTATTCATTATGAAAATAAAAAGAAGACAGTAAAGGTGGCTTATCTTACGGCAGTTGACGAAAATATATTATCGTCACCAAATTTAATTGCAACACAACAAGTTGTTAACGAATTATTAAGAAGAAAAATCATAGATAAAGATTTAACTGTTGAAGAATTAGTTGAAGAAGATAAACAAGCAATATTAATATTTTTAAGAAATACCGCATTTGGTACAGAATATAAAATTACAACTGTAGACCCACAAACTGAAAAAGATTTTTCATTTGAAGTGGACTTATCAACATTAAAAACTAAGGATTTTACATTACAAGAAGATGAAAATGGTGAGTATACATACTATATGGAAAAATCCAAAGTATCTGTAACATTTAATTTTCTTAACAAAAAACAAGAAGATGAAATTGATAAGATAAGGGAAAGTTGGAATGGTAACGGTATTGCACCTATTATTACAAAACAATTGGAATTCATGATAAAATCTATAAATGGTAATAGAGAACCTATGCAGATTAGAGCATTTATAGAGAAAATGCCGATTAAAGATTCCCAAGATTTCAGAAAATTTGTAAACGATAATAAACCAGGGTTAAATTTAACCCAAACAGTAACCACCCCATCAGGAGAAGAAATCCAAGTTAATATCGGATTTGGGGTTGAGTTTTTTCGCCCTTTCTACGGACTATAAAAAAGGTCAATACGACGAAATTTTATATCTAATCAAAAAAGGATTCTCTTATAGAGACATTCTTGATATGCCAATATACGAAAGAAGGTACTTTATAAATTACTTAATAGAACTTGAAAATACATAATAAATGTATTTATATGTATGGCGTCAATTAATTATTCAAAAATTGCAAGAGATTTCAAAAAACCTGCCGATGGGTTTGTTGAATTAGAGAAACAATTAGGTAGACCCCCTAAATCAGATGAGTCAGGAAGTTTGAGTACAGCTTATTTTAATATTAACAATGATAATAAATCAAAGGCTACTGATAATCAAAGAAAAGAAAGTTCTTTTTCAAATTTATATGACTCCTTAAAATCGGAATCTAAAATTACTGAAATACCTAAAAGCGAATTATCAAATGAAAAAGAATACCTTAATGCATTAAAAAATGCGGATGTTCAGAAGTTAAGAAAAATGGTTTTGGATGAAATTGTGAACCAAACCGCAATGGAATCACAATTAAGAACCGATATTAATGAAAAATTAGGTTTAACTGGTGAACTATCTGAAGATTTACGAACCTCAATTATGGATTCATATCCTGAGGCGACTAAATTTGGATATGGTATTGAACAAATAACTAAATTTATGACTACCATGATGGAAACATCAGGTAGATTCAATTTAGTATCAAGAGAAACATTAGATAGGAGTTACGCAACTGCAAGAGCGTTTGTTGGAGATTTAGGAGATTTAGCAGATACAATAGTTCAATTTGAGAAAGTTGGTGTGGGTGCAAGAAGTGCAATGGATGCAATTGATAAAGCTGGTAAAGGTTCTTTAGAATTAGGTT